TTGACAAAGCAATGTGAACGCATGGCTGAGTCTAAGATCCAAAAGGATCGTCTTGACTATGAGCTGGTACGTGCTCTAAAATGTGCCGAACTACAACGCAAGGGTTTCACCCTGAGACCCGGATCACGGGTAGAACATTTATGCTCTGACGTGATACCAATACAATTAACAAACAAATAACATGTTAGCACTCGTAAAACCATTCGTATTATCTGCACTCAGATCACCTAAATTCAAAACATTTGTCGTTGAATTATTAGAAAAGCTAGTAGAGCAGAGTGATAATGAGCTTGATGATAAAGCTCTAGCAATCGTCAAAAAAGGATTAGGACTTTAAATGGCAAACGTCAGTTTAAAAATAGGCAAACACAAAAGTCGTACTGGCGGACTCACCAAAGCTGGTAGAGAAAAATACAACAGAGCTACAGGCTCTAACCTAAAAGCACCGCAACCCGGTGGTGGTCCTCGTAAGAAATCTTTCTGCGCTCGCATGTCGGGTGTTAAAGGACCAATGAAAAAACCAAACGGCAAGCCTACTCGTAAGGCACTTGCCCTTCGCAAATGGAAATGTTAATTATGGCACCTATGGGACCCGGAACCTATGGTTCACAAATGGGAAGACCTCCTAAAAAGAAAAAACCAATGGCACGTAAACCTACTGGTCAATTAAAACTAAACATGCAAAAAATGCCTCCTGCTGTGCAGAAAAAGCTAAAAGCTGCAATGAGGAAGAAAAAATAATGGCACAAAAAGAAAAGTTTAGTTACAAAAAAGGAAAAGCTAAACTGGACAAATCCACTGCTAATTATAAAAAAGGACTAGCAGAAGCTAAAGAAAAAGACCGTCTAAGAAATGAAAAGAAAAAAAGATTAGAACGGGCAAAAAAGTTAGCAGCAGAAGCTGATAAAAAACGTAGTCCTTATAAACTAAAAAAATCAGTAGCAGTATCTACTACAAGAAAAGTAGCACAACGTAGACTAAAAATACCCAAAAGAAAATAATGGCACATAAAGGTAAGGGCTCATGTGGCTCGAAAGGCAAAGGCGGAAAAAAGGGGTATAGATAATGGCTAAACGCGGACTTTATGCAAACATTCACGCCAAACGTTTAAGAATCAAAAAAGGTTCTGGCGAAAAGATGAGAAAACCCGGAGCAAGCGGTGCTCCAACTGCTGCTAATTTTAAAAGGTCAGCTAAAACAGCTAAAAAAAAATAATGGCTAACAACATCTTAAAAATTAAGACTATAAGAATACCTGATTATGTCAAAGGACTTGACCCCGGAAGATATAAAAATAAATCCGATATTATAAGGATTGAAAAAAGGGTTCAGAAAAAAAAGAAAAAGAAAAAAAGGACAGCATGAAAAAAAAAGCAACCGAAGATCAATTTAACGAGTTGCATAATCTAGTTACTAAACAGTTTCTGAGTCGTATTAAAGATGGCTCAGCAACTACACAAGATTTAAAAGCAGCTTGTGATTGGTTAAAAGCTAATGATATTAGCGGAGTTGCTTATGACGGAAACCCTCTGTCTAAACTTGCAAAGGTTATGCCCACTGTTGATCCAGAATTAGTACAGGCGAAACTCTATGGCAGAAACAGCTAAATACTACAGATCCAACCCAAAAGCTAAAGCTGTCAGGCTTAAGCAACAAAAAAAGTACAACAAAACAAAGAAGGGATTAGCCCTACGTGTCAATGCAAATCGACTTAATAGACAACTTGGTACCTACGGAAATGGTGATGGGCTCGACGCTGCTCACTATAAGGGGAGTACTACCAAAGGAAGACTCCAAAAGAAATCCACTAATAGAAAAAGCCGACTCAAAATACGTAAATGACCCCTCTACTACCTAGTCCTAAACATTACTTACACAATTTAATAACCATGACAAGTTCAGATTCTAAACGGCTCTGGAGAAGAGCTATTAAACAGCACTTTAAATGTCAATGTGTTTATTGCGGAGAAACTTATGAAGAACAAGAACTTACACTCGACCACGTCATACCTCTTAGCAGAGGTGGAGAAACTCTTACGAAAAATATCGTATGTGCCTGTCGAAAATGTAACCAAGACAAAGGTAGTAGAAACTGGCTAGAATGGATGCGTAAAGTATTCGGCTTCCAGCCAATTAGAGAATTAATTATTCATCAACATATAAGGTAATGAAAAAACCAAATAGAAAAGACTTTCCGAATAATCGGAATGGGAGTTCTAAATACAACGCGGCTGTTCGTAAATACAACACGTTTGTAAAAAATAAGAACAAGCCTGTAAATAAAGACCCAAGACCTAAAATTGGAGACTTTCCTAATAGAGAAGCTTATCGTCAACAAGTTTTAAAATGGAACGAAAGAAGAAAAGCTAGGATTGAAACAGAAAGAAACAAAGATTCAAGGTTAACTAGCAGAGGTCGTAAACCAATAAAAACTAAAACAGATTTAAAAGTAAATAAAGACAAATCTGGATCAGGTCTTTCTAATATTCCAGCAGAAGAAGGATCAAATAAAAAGTTTAATCCTAACTTTGGTAAGAAACCTGTAATAAAAAAAGACAAGCCTAATGTAGGTCCAGTAACAGACGGTAAAAAGTATGCTGACAGCCTTGGAAATAAGAAAAAATACAAACAGGTAAGTCAAAAAGAGTTAGATGCAAAACTAGCTGAAAAGAAAAAACCTGAAGTTAAAAAAACAAACCCTCTAGATAAGTACAGAAGAACTAAAGGCGAAGGTATTGAAAAAAAAACTAAAGACCAACGTGGTGATACACGTATTACTAAAGGTCTTAAGAAAGCTGGGTTTACAGAAACTCGTTTAGCAAAGCTTAGAGCAAAAAATGCTGCTTTCCAAAAAGCTAAAAAAGGTGGAAAGAAAGCAATGGCAGCATACAGAGAGAAATACCCAAAAAGGGGGTAGCTAAATGGCAAAAAACGTTGGTATAAATGCTCTTGTTGATGTAGCTTCTAAAAAATTAAAAAGAATAAAAGATTTTAAGAATCATCAATCTACTACTGAATACAAAAACCTTAATGAACAATTAAGTAAACATCAGTGGAAAAGAGATGAAGACAATTATCTTATTTTAGATACTGACGAAAAAGTTAAACTTCATCAAGAAGCTATTTATCATTCTGGTACTACAAAAACTACAGGAAATACTTTCTACCCTAATCAACCTTGGATGCAAGAAAAAGGTGTTAATCTAGGAAAAGTTGTTAAAGGCGGTAAACGTAGACGTGTTAAAGCAAAACGTGCTTTTGATAAAATAGAAGATCCTAGTGAAGTAGGGTATAATGACGACCTTTTATATAAAGCTACTCAAGATGCACAAGCTGAAGACAGAGCTTACAGTTTAGCTGAAGGTACTACTGGTTATAAAGAAGTTAAAGCAGAATTATTAAGATTAGACCCAGACGGATCTTTAGGATTTAATACTCCTAAAATGTTTATTGAATTAAAAAATGAAAATAAGAGAACAGTTAAAGACAGATTAGCTCTTATTGCTGAATTAAATAAAGATTTAAAAAATTATCAAGGAATAACTAATAAAAATGAATTGTATTCTGCTGGACATGCTTCTTCTAGAGCAAAAGGTGGTCCTGCCGTAGCTAGTAACTATGGTTATCCAGAAACTAAAGCTGAAAACTTTGCATCACAAAATAAAAAAGATTTACCTAAAAAAGATCTTGAAGAAATAGGTGTTGATACATCTTGGGGAATGTGGGTACGTAGATACTTGTCTACTGTACATGGAGCTGGTTTTATAAAACAGACTGAAGCTCAAAGATTACTTACTGAACGAGATAAGCTAGACATACTTTCACGTAAAATGGACTGGAAGACCGCTCTAAACGCACGTATCAACGATTTACACAGTATTTACTGATTCATACATGACAGACGTTTTAACGTCCTTACAGAGCGATTTCAAGCTATTCCTACAAGCCTTGTGGGATCAGCTTGATCTCCCTTCTCCAACGAGGGCACAATATGCTATTGCAGATTACTTGCAGAGTGGTCCCAAGCGACTACAAATACAGGCATTTAGGGGAGTTGGCAAGAGCTGGATTACTGGTGCTTTTGTTTTATGGACTCTATTTAATGACCCGGAAAAGAAAATAATGATAATATCAGCTTCTAAGGAAAGAGCTGATAACATGTCTATATTTTTACAAAAACTTATTATTGAAACACCATGGCTAAATCACTTACAACCAAAGAGCGACGACGGCAGATGGTCAAGAATTTCCTTCGACGTAAACTGTTCACCTCATCAGGCACCATCAGTCAAAAGTGTTGGTATTACTGGTCAGTTAACGGGAAGCAGAGCAGACCTAATGATTCTGGACGACATAGAGGTGCCGGGAAACAGCATGACGGAGTTCATGCGTGAAAAACTTCTTCAACTCTGCACTGAAGCCGAATCAATCCTTACGCCGAAAGACGATAGCCGTATTATGTATCTCGGGACTCCTCAGACTACTTTTACTATTTATCGTAAACTGGCAGCTAGGAATTACAGACCGTTTATTTGGACCGCAAGATACCCAAGAAACAGTGCACCCTTTGAAGGACTCATAGCTCCACAGCTACAAGAAGACATAGATAATGGTGTAACCCCTTGGACTCCTACAGATGACAGATTTACAGAAGATGACCTTGTTGAACGAGAAGCGTCCATGGGACGTAGTAACTTTATGTTACAGTTTATGCTGGACACAAGTCTGTCAGATGCTGAGAAATTCCCTCTCAAAATGTCTGATCTTGTTGTTACTAGCGTTAATCCTACTAAGGCACCCGACAATATCATATGGTGCTCAGACCCACGGAACGTTCTTAAAGACCTTCCAACAGTCGGTTTGCCGGGAGACTACTTTTACTCTCCTATGCAAATACAAGGCGAGTGGACTGACTACCAAGAAACTATCTGCTCAGTCGACCCCTCCGGTAGAGGAGCCGATGAGACAGCCGCCTGCTACATTTCGCAGAAGAACGGCTTTCTATATGTACACGAAATGCGTGCCTACAGGGATGGGTATTCCGACAACACCTTGTTGGACATACTAAAAGGCTGCAAAAAATACAACGTTAATACAATGGTTATCGAATCTAACTTCGGTGACGGTATCGTAGCGGAACTATTTAAAAAACATATACAACAAACCAAACAACGAATACTAATAGAAGAAGTAAGAGCTAATGTTAGAAAAGAAGACAGGATTATTGATACTCTCGAGCCTATTCTTAATCAACACCGTCTTATTGTTAATAGGTCTCTCATTGAATGGGACTATAACTCCAACAGAGAGGCAGCTCCAGAAGAAAGGCTTCTATACATGTTGTTCTACCAAATGAGTAGAATGTGTAGACAGAAATACGCTGTTAAACACGATGACAGGCTTGATTGTTTAGCGCAGGGAGTAAAATACTACCTAGATGCCTTCGGTATCTCAGCACAGGAACAGATCAAGTTAAGAAAGAGAGAGGAGTGGAACGATATACTAGAACAATTCCTAGATGACCCACAGTCTATGACTAACCACCTAGTAATGGGAATGGATGTAGAGCAGCGTAGAGAGGCTCGTGGTAAGTCTACAGGCAAGGCTGAGACGTGGATATAACGACAGCCAATTATAAGGGGAGAGAAGGGTGGACTCTCCCTCTTAAATACTGTTAGCTGGATATCACTTATAGATATCACCTCTAACTACTTACACTATACTACTTTAACTATATGGATAATAAATTAAATATTAGTCATTTCAAAGAGTTATATAAGAGTCTGAAGACTCCTTTCCCACCTGTTAACTGGTTAATACTAGGTATGTTGGTAGGGTTAGAACAACGATGGGTCAATCTAAAAGCAGAACAGACTGTTGATATGGCTATAGATGAGTACATGGAAGAACATGATGACACTGTGTATAAGGCAGTAATAAAAGAAGTAGAAGATGGGTTTACCATTGGATACTTTCCGGAGGAAGATGAATCATAATTTAGTATTTGACATAGCATTTTGGACTTTATTAACTCTGTATTTTCTTAGATTAGCAGGAATACTAAAGCCTTAAAAAATAACAAAAATGTCTCAGGTGTATTATATAACGTGCTGGAATGGACGTACCCCCAGTGGGGGGTCTCTTTCTAACGCGGACGCGCCTGCGTTAATTGATCGCGCGAATCTAGACTTTCGCGACATGGATGCGTCCAAAGCTTGTCCAGCTCGCTCCGCTCGCTCCATCAAAGCCAGTGATAGCAAGGTGTTTGCCCTGTTGCAGTACTGTCCAAGTGACAGCACGTCGAGGTAGCGAGGCGCAGCCGAGCGGATACCACTAAACCGCGCCCGAGTAGGCGCACGCGGATAACTAGAACGCGCAAGAGAAGCGATCTGTTGCCTGACTTAGACTCACTTGAGACAACAGTAATATACTAACGTAGTTAGTTATATACTGTTAGCATTTGCTGACAATGCTTGACAGGTTGACAGGATAGGGACTACAATGGGATATATGGTTAGAGTTGTTTACGTTATGTTATATTCTCTCTCCCTTTAGGGTGAGAGAGATAATATAACTTAACTACAACTCTCCATCACTGTTCACTTTACAATTTTCGATTTATGTTCACATCAATTCCTTCAGCTCGTACTTCTACAGCAGTAGAAGCTATCAACGTTAACCCATTCACTAAGGTTGTAAACCTTAGGTTCACCAATGGCTATGAGTACAAGTACTCCAACGTTAGCAGAGCTAAGATTGTAAATCTTATGCTTAACCCTAACATGAGCTTCGGCTTCTGGGTTCAGTCTCTTAGCAGAGACGCAGTCAGAGCACTGTCTTACCTAAGAGGTAATACTGTTGCTACTGGTAAGCTATGCTATGAGCAAACTGGTTGCACTAACGACGAGTTCGCACCACTACCTTTCTAGGTAGTGTTAGTGTCTGGGTATTCACTTGCGGTTCAACTCCGCAAGGACACACTAACCCTTTAGGGTTAATCATCCATCTAACTTTCATCCTGTCATGCTAGTCCACATCACTAAAAAATCAAGCAATGCTAAGACTGGCAGTATGCCAGTTACAACTACCGAGGAATCCTCATGCCCGTCAACATGTCCACACCTACAGTCCGGCGGTTGCTACGCAAAGTCCGGTCCGGTCTCTTGGCACTGGAAAAAAGTCAGCAACGGGCTACGTGGTGGTACTTGGGATGAGCTTACAACTTACGTTAGTAAGTTAGACAAGGGTCAGCTATGGCGTCACAACCAAGCCGGAGACCTTGGTTATACCAAGGCACAAGGACGTGAGTATATCAGGCTTGACTTACTTAAGTCATTGGTCGATGCTAACAAGTCCAGTGGTGCCAAGGGTTATACCTACACACACCACCAGCTACATACACACAACCTCGAGGCTGTCAAGTACAGTAACCGCAACGGTTTTACCATCAACGCCTCATGCGATAGCATGCAAGCCGCAGACGACGCGATAGCCGCCGGTGTTCCTGCCGTATGTGTTGTTGACAAT